AACTGAATGTACCAAAGTACAAATTAAAGTTACCTTCTGATGGTAGAACTGTTAATTTCAGACCTTTCCTAGTAAAAGAAGAAAAACTTCTTTTAATGGCAACTGAGTCTGGTGAACAGTCAGAACTGATTACAGCAGTTACTGATATCATCAAAGCTTGCACTGATATTCAAGATGTTGATAAACTACCAACTTTTGATATTGAATATCTTTTCTTACAGATTAGAACTAAATCTGTTGGTGAGACTATCAAGTTAACAGTGACTTGCCCTGATGATAACGAAACACCTGTTGAGGTTAGTATTCCTCTTGATGAAATCAAAGTTACTAAAACTAGAGGACATAAAAAGGATTTAAAAGTTTCTAGTGATGTAACTATCACTATGGGTTATCCAAAACTTGATACTTTCGTTACTATGAACTTCCAAGAAGGTGAAACACCTGGTATGGATCAAGTATTTGATATGGCAGCTGGTTGTATAGTTACAATCTCTGATGCTGAACAAGTGTATGACTGTTCTGATACACCTAAAAAAGAGATCTTAGATTTCTTTGATCAGATGGATACAAAACAGTTTACTATGATTCAAAACTTCTTTGAAACTATGCCTAAACTACAGCATAAAATCAAAGTTACAAACCCAAATACAAATGTAGAAAGTGAGGTCGTATTGGAGGGTTTAGCGAGTTTTTTCGCATAGCACTCCTTCATCAAGACCTAAAGGGTTATTTTGAAAGCAATTTCGCTTTGATTCATCATCATAAATGGGATATGCAATATATTGATAATCTCATGCCTTGGGAAAAAGAAGTTTATGTAACTCTCTTAATTAATTTCCTAAAAGAAGAAGAAAAACGAATGAAGGAGCAGCAAGCAAAAGGTGGCTAAAATACAAGTCTATAAGTTTGTGAACTATGGTGCAATCAAATCGACTGCTCCAACAGTTGTTGCAGCCAAACAAACTTTGCTTGCTACCAATAGACTAGGAAAAACTATATCTACTGTTGGTAAAGAAATTGTAGATATTAATAAAATCACGTCTTTAAAACTAAAGACGATGGAGAAGGCTGATATTAGAGAGCGAAGAGAGAAAAGAAGACAAATGGATCAGGAGGCAGAGAACCTCCAAGAGAGTATAGCAGGTAAAAAAGTATTATCATCATACTTTGATACTAAGAAAAAGAAGAAATATAAAAAATCAGATTTTGGCGGTAGTATCGCAAAGATGATAAACAGTGCTTTTGGATGGGTACAACCTCTTTTAGGACCCTTTATTTCACTGTTTACGAAACTTGCTGCAACTGTCTTTATGAAAGAGTTGCTTGAATGGGCAGGTGATGAGAATAATATTAAAGCTTTTACTGTATTTTTAGAAAAATCAGCATTTGTATTTGGAAAGATATATGCCTTTGGTGAATGGATAATATCAGATAATCTTATAGATGGATTTACTTCATTATTTGGTTCTGATGAAACATTATTAGGTAGGGTAGAGGGTCTTGGTAAACTGATGACAGGTATTATCGGTTTGAGATACTTAATGGCTCCTTGGAAAATCATAACTGATATTCTCAATATATTGAATATCATTTCTGGAGGTAGCAAACCCAAACCAAAACCCAAGCCAAAACCAAAACCAAAACCTAAGCCAAAACCAAAATTTAAACAACTTGATTTATTTGATGATTTTAAAACATCAGTAAAACCAAAAGTAAATGTAAAACCAAAAGGTAATTTCTTTACTAGATCTTTTGATAATATAAAGAAAATTTTTACAAAACCTAAGCCAAGTGCGACGGTAAAACCTAAAGTCTCAATTAAACCAAAATTTAATATTCCTAAACCTTCAGCATCAGGTCTTGCAAAAGGTTTCGCAACTGCTGGAATTAGTGTTGCTCTTGATTGGCTAGTTGATTTAGGATTTAGTAAACTAGATCAGATGCAGATTGAGAGTTATCTCAAGAAATTTTCTGCGATGTCTCCAGAGAAGCAACAGGAAGAAATTAAGAGATATCAACAGATAAGAGAAAGATACTATCAAGGTACTCAAGGATTCTCTGGTGCGTTTGATAATATTATCACTGTTGGTGGACTCTTTGGTGAGTCGAATAACAAAAATATGCTCAGAAAAATTGATGCCCAGTTAACTGGAATGCATCAAATAATAGGAGCATCTAATAATGCTCAAGCAGAAACATATATACCAGATCCAGTTGAAGTTGAAGAACCTAAAAAGAAGAAAGGTTTATTTGGTTTAGGATTTTTTGGTCTTGAAAAAGGTGGTGAATTACCTGAGTTTTTCATAGGTGGTTTGGTTAGAGGAATTACAAGAGCAGTTAGTGGTGTTGTCAATACTGTTGGTAAAGTTGTAAGCGGTGTTGTTAATACAGTTACAAAGGTTGTTAGTAATCCAATAATTAGCACAGCACTTTCATTTGTACCAGGTGTTGGTCCTATTATCGGAGCAATAAACGCTGTACAAAATCTTGCTCAAGGAAATATTTTAGGTGCTATTACCAGTGGTATTGGTGCTGTAGGACAGTTTGCTAATATCAATACAGTTAATGCTATTAGTCAACCTCAATGGATGCAGAACTTGAGATTTAGTAAGTTTGGTCAAGGACTTTCTAATTTATACTTCAAAGGTGCTAGAGCTTTCTCAGGTGTTAGTTCTTTCTTGAGTAATACTGTTGGTGCTATCACTGATAGTAGAATAGGTAAGATTGGTATGAAGTTGTTAGGTGGTAATACTGGAGGTGCTATAGGTGAAGTAGTTGGAATGATACCTGGTTTACAAGGTAGAATGGAAGGATTTGGTAATTGGTTAGAGAAGAATCAATTACAAGGTATATTAGGAGCAGTACCAGGCGTAGGTGGTCTTTTAAAGAATATACCTAACGTTATGTCTATACCTGGCATGGAAAAGATACTTGGTGCAGAAGGATATGGTTTCTCTGCTACTAATGCTTTAGGTTCAGTTGCAGATAGATTTGGTATGGGTGGTGTATATGCAGCTATTATGAGTGGTGCTCAGTCTGGTGATTATGTTCAAGGATTAAGAGAACTAGCACCTGAGTTAGGTGTAGATCCTAGAATTTTAGGTGTATTAGATAAAGGTAGAGCATTGATGAGTAATAATAAGTTTAATGCTGAGTATGCTATGCAGACTGCTATTGAATTCTTACCAGTTCCTTTAATTGTAGAAAAATTAATACCCGCACCTACACCTGTGCCTATAAATAGCGGTGATACCTATCTTGTAGCACCTTCCACTACTAATTCTAAGAAGTAAATTATGAATATAATGAAAGGATCAAAAATTAATTTCTACAAGTTTGTAGATCCTGATGGGGGTGGTTCTAGTGGGACAGCTGTTACTACAAAGAGTCAACAGACATTAGTAAAGACTATAAAATTACAAACAACTGCAATTAATGGTTTAGGTGCTACAGTAAACTCATTAGGAACAGTTGTAAAAGATATAAAGAAGCAACAATTATCACTCTTAGAAGTAGAGAGAAAAAGATCAAAAGCAAAATTTAAACCAATATTTCTAAAACCTCAAAAGTTGAAAAAGTTTGGTGGTTTTGATGCTCTGTTTAAGGGTAAGATTCCTGGTTTCCTTGAATCACTTTTAAAATTATTTGGTTCATTTGCAAAATTATTTTTAGTTCTACCTGCTCTTAAATGGTTAGCAAATCCAGAGAATCAAGATAAAGTCGTATCTATTTTAAAAACCATGCACAAGGTTTTTAAATTTATAGCGGGTTGGGCAAAATTCTCGATTAATAATACGATGGATGGATTATATGATTTGTTGAAAGATGAAGCTACTCTTGGAGAAAGAATTAGTGGTCTTTTCAAAGCAATGGCAGGATTAGGTGCAGCTTGGTTAGGAATTGGTATACTTACAAATCCTATAGCAACTGTAACTGCGTTTAAGAATGTTTTAGTATATTTTGCCACTGGTCTTAAAAGTGCATTAGCATCTCTAATGGCTCATCCTTTAGTTGCTGCAGCACTTGTTGCTGGTGCAGGTATTGGACTTGCTAGTTATGCAGCGTACGACATTATAGGAAGAGATTTACAGAAGGCAGAAAAAGAAAGAATAGATACTCAAATTGACGCATTAGAAAACTCAGATTTAGATAAAGGTCAAATTTCTGAAATAATTCAGTCAGGAATAGAAGACGCTGGTGGTCCTGGTTCTAGATATAATCCTAATTTCGGTAATCCTACTGCTATACCTGGCGATTTTGACTACATACCACCATTCATGCAAGGAGGTTTCTTAGAAGGTTTTGCAAAAGGTGGTTGGATTTCTGGTCCTCAATCAGGATATCCTGTATCACTAGATGGTAATAAACCTGATTTTATTGGACATGGTACTGAGTATGTTGCTAGAAGGAGTGATGGTGGAGCATTCGTAGTTCCATTTGATACACCTGCAACTAGAGCAATGCCTGGATTAACTAATTCAAGACTTTCTGAAGCAGCACAACAAGGATTTTTCTTTGGTGGAGGTGGTCTTGATAAGTTTTCTAGAGCTATGATCAAAGAGCATGAAGGATTAAGACTGAAGAAATATAAAGATAATCTTGGATTTACATCTATTGGTTATGGTCATTTAGTTCAACCTGGTGAAAAAATACCTAATGAAATCAGTAAAGCATATGCTGAACAGTTATTTAATAAAGATTACAAACATCATAAGAGAGCTGCTCAAGGAATACCTGGATATAAAAATCTTTCATTGCAACAAAAAGCAGCAATGATTGATCTTACATTTAATATGGGTCCTCAGTGGACTAATGAGTTTCCATTAATGATGGCAGCTTTACAGAAGAAAGATTATAATACTGCTGCTGCAGAACTTCAAAATAGTCTTTATTATAATCAAGTTGGTCGTCGTGGTGCTAATTCAGTATCTTTGTTGAAAAATCAAGGTGTTGCTGATTATTTAAGTGTCTTAGGTATTATTCCTCCTGCTGGTTCTGATCAAAATAGAAGTTTTGGATTTGCACCTATTTTTAATATGCTTTTAGGTGCTCAACCTGCAGGTGCATCTGAAATGGATTTGATGCAAAAAGTTATAGAAAATAAAGGTAGAGTTACATCATCTAATCTTGGAAATCTTGCAATTCTTCCTGCAAGTCATAAAGATACTGCTACAGGATGGGGTATTAAAGGAGTTACAGATTCTATGGGTCGTCCCGTAGTTTTATCTCAACCTGCTGCAGCACAATTTATGCAAATGATATCAGATTCAAAAGGTCAGGTCAATGGTGCTGATGTAGCAAGTAGTGGTAGAAGTATTAAATATAATGATAAAGTTGGTGGACATGAAAACTCAGTACACTTATATGGTGAAGGACTTGATGTTTCTGGTTCTACCTATAAGTGGATGTTGAAGAATGGCATCAAATATGGATGGAAATATAAGTATTCTAATGGTCCTAATAGCGGTCACTTTGATTATGTTGGTGAGGGTTCTGGCAGAACACCCATACTTTCACCTTTTAAAACAGGTAAGTCATTCCTATATTCTACTAAAGATATAACTAACGCTGGTGGAACATCACGACCTGGTGTTACAGTTGGTGGTGCTTCAGATTTATCTGAGATTTTTAAAGAATTTAAGTTTGGTGATAATTTAAAAGATATGTTTGGAGGTGATACTAGCAATACTTCACTCATGGATTTATTTGGTGGTGGATTCCAAGCTGGTGGTATGACTAACAGTGGTAGTTTATTTGGTGGTGGTAAACCTGCATTTAGTAAAGGACAAGGAAGTTATGAGGAACAAGCAAAAGTTAGAAGGGTAACAGAACAAAGAAACCAAGCAAGAAGAGAGATCAATGCAAAGACTACAGAGATTGTACAAATGGCACTTGCTGCTGTAGAATCATCTAACGGATCTAACCGTGAGTTTATTCAAGTTGCTGAAGCAGGTATTCGTCAACTATTAGGTGCTCAAGCAGGTGGTGGAACATTTGCTAATGTTCAAGGAACTACAGGAACTGTTCTTAGAACTGCAGTTGCAGTATTGAACTCATTTAACAATCCATTAAGAGGTATATTTACATGAGTATTACCACTGCTATTTCTCAAAAATACATAGGGAATCAAGAAGCATCATTATCAACTCAGACAGCTGGTGAAATTGAAGCTAAACTTTTTATGTATAAAGATGGTAGAAAGATGCAAACCCCAAGTGGTGCTGATGATCTAGCTTCTTTCCTAAGAGGTTTTGAGATATATGAAAGTATGGCAACTGCCTGTATGGAGTTGAGAATAATACTAGAGGACTCTGCTGGTTTGTTTTCTAGTCAGATGACTGGTAGTGAACAGTTTGGTTTGCAAATTAAATCATCTATTATCGATAGAACTTATAGATTTAGATGCTATCAAATAGAATCAAGAGTTAGAACTAATCAAAATACAGAAGTTTATTTACTTAATTTGGTATCAGAGGAGTTCACAAGAAATGAAATAATAAATGTTTTTGGTAATTCAGAAACCATATTTAACAATAAAAATGAAGCTAGTGAAATTGTAAGAGCTATAATGGGTAAAAAGTTTCTTAATACTGGTAAAAAATTATATCTAGAAGAGACTATGAATAAACAAAGTTTTGTATCTCCTAATTGGAGACCTTTTGATTTAGTTTATTGGGTATCTCAAAGAGCTATTCGTAAGTCTGGAACAGGTAAAAAATTACAAAACGCTTTTGCTTTCTTTGAAAATTCTGCAGGATATCATTTTAAATCTGTTGATACTCTAATTGAAAGAGTAAATGAACAGAATGAAAAACCTACCAACTTAGGAACTGAATTAGGTGATTATAGATTATATACTTACACCTATCAACCTAAAAAGATTTCTGATAATCAAGCTCTTGATCAATTTACGATCAATGGTATTTCTTTTCCAAAAGAAAGAGATTACTTAGTAGGTTTAAGAAATGGTAATTTCTCAGGTTATAGTGTAGGATTTGATCCTGTGTTTATTACTAGATCCAGAATGGGAACAAGTACAGATTTATCTGCTGATTCTTACAACTATAATATGAAAGACATTTGGAAAACTATGTCACATTTGAATAAACAATCACAAAATCCTCAAATAACTTTAGATCCTACAATTCAACAGGTTCAAAAGACTCCTAAGAGAGTTAGGTATGAGATGATGCCTAATCAAATTTTTGATCCTAAATTTAAAAACAATCCTCAAAGAAACTATGAACAATTAGTTGAATTACAAGCATATCAATGGATGCGTTTAGAATCATTAAAAAATGTTCAGTTAACTATTAACATTCCTGGTAACTTAGATTTATATGCAGGTGGTGGAGTAAATGTTAAGATTCCCTCAAATGAGAGGACTGGAGGTAACGTACAGATTGACAAAAAGTATAGTGGACGCTATATTATAGCTGCGTTGGCACATAAATCTACGGGTCAGAACATGACTACTGAACTGAACCTGATGAAAGACACGCTACAAATATAAATAGTTTTGTATCAAAGAGGTACTAAAATGAAAACAATAGAAGAACACATCCAAGCAGATCACGCAATCTTAGACAATCCAATGGCATCACCTGCAGCACGCAGACATGCAAAAGTAGAGTTACATGAACTTGAAGTCTATGCAGAGCATCATCATGATGAAATTGAAGCAGGAGATCATCACGATCCTAACGCTTTAGAACTATTCTGCGAAATGCATCCAGATGAACCAGAATGCCTAGTGTATGACGATTAATTTTGATGATGCACTCTTAGGTCATTGGACAAATAGATATCAAGCACAATCCAATCCTTTAGGATTTGCTTCCGTAGAACTAGAGTGGAGTATAGATTATAGTGATGTAGATCAAATTTGGTATACGTCAAAAAACTATTATAGAAAAGAGGGTCCTAACAAACCTTATCGAAGTGGGAGACATAAAATGTCTCTTGTAAGGGGGGACTCTTTTTTAATGGAAAACTATAGTGAAGATGGAACTAAAAGACAGGGATGTGATATGTTATTTGTTGAATATGACAACAGATGGGAAGGAAGACTATTTGCAGAAGGACAATGTGTCATGGGTAATGCTATAGTTAGTTCAAAAATAATACTCTTCGGAGATAAGTTACATAGTGCAGATCAAGGAAGAGACAAGGAAGGTAACCTAATTTGGGGTAGTGACCATTTTTACAGGTTCACCAGACTTGCTAAATAATAAAAAACAAAGTGTGAGAAATGGTAGCTAACATTGATGGCATTGTAGGTGAACCCACGATTAATTTCGTTGGAAAAGATGGTTTTTTCTGGTGGGTTGGCGAAGTAGAAGACAATGAAGATCCTATGGAACTTGGTAGGGTCAAAGTTCGTGTTCTTGGATATTATACTAATGTACAAGGAGGAACTACATCTGATCTTCCTACTGATAAACTACCTTGGGCAACTGTATTACAACACACATCACAACCAGGTAATGATGGACAAGGTGAGAGTTCTGGACAACTTCAACCTGGTGCTATCGTTATGGGATTCTTCATGGATGGTGAAAATGCACAAATGCCTATAGTTATTGGTGTTTTGCGTGTAACAAAGTCACCAGATACCAAAGAAAATCAAAAATTTGCTTTTACAGGTGAAAAATTTGAAGAAGGTCTTGGTGTAAATCATGCTACTAAGCATATAGCAAATCCAAATAATTCATTAGCAACTACTAAGGAAGAAGGTTACCTAAGACAATCTAATAGTAATATAGTTTGTATGCCTGGCAACAAGACTTGTGAGGTTGGTGGAACTGGATCAACTAAAAATATTGGTACTGCTATAGGTATTCCAGGCGGTGTAGGTAATCCAATAAAACCTAGAGATACTACCAAACCAATTTCTATTGCTAACGGTGTTAAAGGACCATGGGGATCATTAGAATACACAGCATCATATCTAGTTGAAGATATTGCAGACAGAGCTGGTCTTCTAATACCAACTGATAAAGCTGACGAGTTTATCGATATGATTTCTGGTAAACTTGTAACTGTTAAAGAACTTACAGCAGATTTACAAAACTATTTGGGTGGTATATTCACTCAAGTTATTAGTGCTATTAGAGAAGCATTTGCCAAACTGACAGAAAAGTTAGAAGTTACAACATTACTGACAAGTGCTACTGGTATTCCTTTCTCTGTTTTTGCACAAGTTACAGCAGTGGTTCAACAAGTGTTAAAACAATTATGTATTTTTGATGGAAACTTATTAGATTATGTTCAAGCTCCTATTGAAGCATTACTAAACAACATTAATAGTTTTGTAGATGGCATAGTGAGCAAAATAGAAATGTTGAAAAAAACTGTTAATGATTTAATTGATGATATTGTTTGTCAGATTGAAAGCATTGCTAATTTCGCTATGGGAATTATCAATGATGTAAAAGGTATGCTTCAAAGCATTGGTGGTGCAGCAGTTCAACTTATAGAATTATGGGAGAAAGGAGCTGAAATGTTTGAATTAGGTATGGATCTTTTCAAAAAAGGTCTAAACCTAACTGGTTTGATGTCATTGTTCCTCAAATTTATAGGTGGAGATTGTGATAGACCTAGAAATGGTGGTGAAAAAAATAAAGGTTTTTATCCTTTATTTGGTGTTACAAGTTGTACTGAAGAAGAATTAGCAACTATTAATGCAGTTAGAGGACGTGATGCTGGTAAATGTGGTGAAAATGATAAAGGTGGTGGTTTAATTACTAACATTTTTAATAATGCAGATCCATATTTAAGTGCAGCTACAACCTTTATAAATGGTGCATACGAATTATATGTTGCAACACCAGGTAGAGAAGCAACACAAAAAACAGATAATAACGGAACTACACATATCGCAGTAAAACTTAATAATAAAGAACACGCTAAGTATGAATGGCTTAAAGCAAAGAGAGAACAAAATCCAGACTTAACTGATGATGAATTAGAGGTTCAGTATACAGAGTATCTTGCAAATCAAACTAAAGATAATAATGATGATGCTGCTTTAGTAGCAAACCATTCCACTTACGTTGGTAACTATACTCAAGAAGTTCATGGTGATGATTGTAAAGTTGTTAATGAAGATTATGTTCGTACTATTCATGGTGACTACCATTTAAAAGTTACTGGTGATTGTCATATTGAAGTTGGTGGTGGTTTTTTCCTTGATGCTGAAGGTGCACCTAAGATTGTTGATAAACAAGGTAATAAAACTGGCGAAAGAATTCAAAAACATAGTATTAAGTTTGGATCTGATGTTGATATGGCTGTTGTTGGTGCTAAGTTTGAATTACAAGGTTCTGAATTTAATATAGGAACTACAGCAAGTAAAATTACTGGTAGTATATTTGAAAATTCTTCAACACAACAAACATGTAGTGCTGCTGAAATGATATTATCAGCAGATAATGCTATTACTATTTCTACAACTACATTATTTGAAACTATTAATTTCCCTCCTTCACCAATTCCTAAAGTTAAAGCAGGTATTATTAGAAAGATTGGAGGTTCTTGTGAAACTGTTATGACACCCGCAGGTTCTGCTGCAGATGCTATACCCAGATATATTGTTGCAAACCCTGCAGGTCCTATATCCGTTACTTCTGGTGCAACAGGATATAA